TAAGGCAGAAGTAGTCAAGAGCTGTGACACTTGCGACAGTCAAGAGGATAACCACTATTGCCTGCTCCATACCACACAGGTCAAGAACATGAATATCCATGTGTGCGATGATTGGAGAGAAGCCCACCCGCAAGCAATCCCTGCGAATACGGATGGGGAGCGGATAGCGATGGTAGCAAGGCTGGGGATAATGGGAGCGTATGCCGATTTGGACACATTCGCCGAGTTATGGAGGTGTTACATACCTTACGGTAAGTCATTTGACGACAAGACATGGCGGGCCTTGATGGACCGCGCTATACAACTAGAGAAAGATGGTGAGCTGTGATGGACTTCTGGGACCGAAATAGAAAACGGGTAGCAGTGAACAACGCGGAAGATGCTGGGGGTGTTGCTGATAGCATTGACGTGCGGATGGCATTGATAGAGAGAGTGCGTTCGGGTGAGATTACGTTGGCGCAATCACAGGCCGAGCTAAAGAAGATCAAGCGCAATGCAAGGAAAAACGGCAAGACCACTAGGCAGAAGGCATGGGCGCAAGGATGACCGACCGCACCACCGAGCAAGACAGGGCTATTGACTTGGAGAGGGGGGAGAAGTGAGCTACAACCGAGATAAAACCGAGACGCAACTATGGGCAGTAGTCAACGAGGATGGCGAAGTTATGTACACTCGCGGCGGGTCTAGTACAACACCAAGGCTGATGGTGTACGCCAGTGAGAAGAAGGCTAGATCGGCTATCCGCAACACTTGGATCAAACAGGTAATCCCAGACGAGTCTATGGTGCAGGTTGTTAATGTCTATAAAGCGCAGAAAGGCAACCAATGAGTAACGCAACAGAAAGGAACGAGCAAATGGCAAAGCGAAAAGGTAGTTGTGGCGGGACACCGAGGAAAGACGGATCAGGCGGCGGCAAGGGCAACAAGGGGACGGTTAGGCAGTCACGTAAGAAAGCTAAGAGATGAAGATGAACTGTTCGGGTAAGGCAAAGTGTACCTGGAAGGAATGTTATCATTTCAAGCAGGATCACAAAGAGGCTCAAAACTGCATAGAGCTTATATATTGTCCTGAGATTCAGGAAGAAGTACGGTGCAACGTACGAAGGAAAGCAAGAAGGACGAAAGGAAACTAATATGGCATATATAGATGTTGCAACAGGTAGGCGCTGGACAGACAGAACGCTGCAGGAAGCGTGCAAGGGGCTTGAAATAGAGACAGTCAAGTTGGACGATCTCGACATGAACATGAAGCGATTTCCCGGTGCCAGGCTGACGGATATGATTCATCACTGCCAGCGCATAATGAAATGCGTGACACGAATACCGATCATACTCGGACCCGATAACAAGATATATGACGGGTGCCATCGTGTTGTTAAGGCTGTACTTGAGGGCAAAGACGAACTATTATGTTACCGGTTAGTAGAGCTACCGGAACATGATTCTGTAGTGCCTGGTAACTGGAAAAGAGTTGGGTGACAATAGCAAAGAAAAAGACTGAAACAAGACCGGTCCCGTTCAGGCTCGAAGAGTCTGACTCGGGCGGTATTTGTGTAACGACTACGAGTATGGCATTGCTTAACGCAGTGCTCGACAGGCGGCATGAGAAACACCCTGATAAGAAGCTGAAACTTTATGATCAGGGTGTAGTGTGGACGGAAGGCGTACCACACGTAATCAAACATCAGTTGGGGAGAAGAAATGAAGACGCTGGGTGACGCGAAAGTGAAGATAGAGGCTACCGGGCCAGAAGGCAAAGAGAAGTATAAAGCGACTCTATTCATAGGGGAGAAGATTCAGTATGCATCTTCTGCTTTTGATACAGAGCAGGGGGCTATGGATTGGGCAACAGCGATGGCAATCAATGGCGGGTACATGGAAGATTCGAATAAGCCGAAGAAGGTAGCAAGCAAGAAACCAGCGAAGAAGAAAGTTACCGCACAAGGATAGTAGGACGTTCCTGAAGCCTTGTCTGTTTCCCATCAGCAACAAAGTTGCGTTCGTTGAGAGGAACATGAGGCTTCCAGAAGGCTACGTAGATAGGAAGATTGATGCCACCGAATTCAGAGCATAGTATTTCAGCGTCAGAGCGGAGCGTACCGTCAGGGAAGATAAACCCTATCAGAGCATCCTTGTTCTGCTGGGCTTGCCAGATAGGGACTTCACGCCACTGGGCCATTGGGCCAGCAAATCTACGCACTCTGAATATGAGTGTATTGTCTTTGCTACGCTCTATGGGCCTGAATAAGACCTTGGATTCGTGGATGTTCTTCCTCCGAAGGGCTCTCATAGCTACATCGTAATCATCGTGTTTAGGCATAGGGATATAGTAACAGAACGAGAACAGGAGACAAGAGGAAATGACGATCAAGAATACGGACCAGCGAGTGAATAAATCACGGTTCGACGATAACCACGATTTTATCACCTGGAAAACCAGCAAAAAGAAAGAGGGAAAGGCGGCACTACTATGCCCGGTCTGCACTAGCGAGATAGAGGACAATCGATGCAGTACCTGCGGCTGGCGTAAATGATCTACAAACTTCCATTTAATAACCAGTGGCATGTCTTTAGCGATAAGGACTTGCTGGCTATGCCGCCTGAAGAGTCTGAGCCCTTGCGCGAGATCCTTCGGCAGTATGAAGAGAACCGGCTGGGGTTCCTGCTGGGTCACGGTCCCCAGATGGATTTCATCAACAACGATAAAGTTGATATGGGAATCATCTATGCCGGTAATCAGTACGGCAAGAGCATGGCCCTTATATGCTGGCTTGCAAGGCGTATGATGCCGATTCACGATTACTGGCACAGTTGCCGGGAGCATGGCTTAAAGCCGAAGGACTGGACCGGACCACGCAAAGGCGCAATCGCCAGTTACATTATGACCCAGCAGGTACAGCGCATGATTTGGCCTGTCATCTCCGAAGTATGGCCGATGGACGAGCTCAGAGAGTACTCAGCGCATTGGCACCCCAAAGACAAGCGCATGAAGCGCAAGCATCCTTCATGGAATAGCGCACCGGATTTGCCACTCGCTTGCGGTTCTAGGCTCGACTTCTTTGCCTATAAGCAGGATCAACAGGCGTTTGAGTCCAATCCCTACGATGTGTGGGCATTCGATGAGCAGGTACCGGAAGACCAATTCGACGGCGCCTACGCTCGTGGCACAACGATTGACGATTTTCAGTGCGCTACCGCAATGACACCACATTACGTTCAAGGCCGGCCAGACACTGGGGCACACTGCTGGGTCACACGTATGACAGGCGGGCTACTGGATAAGGGTATAACGTGGGAGAAGTACCATATCTCACTTGACGACGTACCTGTAGCATTGATCTCTGAGACTAAGCGCCAGAAACTCTATGAGAAGTACATACTGAAGCCACAAGAGGTCGGAAACCAGAAGAAGATACGTGAGGGTAGGTCAAGGTATTACGGGCTCCCTGAGTCCTCTGAGGGGCTTGTATACGATAACTGGGATAGATCTCTGCAATGGATAGACCCATTTGAGATACCGACGGGCTGGACAAGGTTCCGTGGTGTTGATCCGGGACGTAAGGATGTGTTTGGGTGTATATGCGCTGCTGTGGCGCCTTGGGGTGATATTGTGTTCTATCGGGAATACTACAATGCAGGTGGTGGGATGGAAGATAATGCCGTGGCACTGATAGAAGCGTGCGGCAACAAGCGTGCAGAGATAGACGAAGACCGTGACGAATACGGCAATATCCGTAAGATATTCGAGGAAATACAGCAGGCAGAGCAATATGCTTTCACCGTAATGGATCCACGTACGTTCAACTCTCCAGGTCCACAGACTGTCATAACCCAAGGTCAGATGTTTGCTGCGTATGGGCTTATGGCTATCCCAGGCAGCGGGATGCACAACCGTAATGCTGTCCCTATCGTGAAGGAATGGTTTGAGCCCATACCTGATAGGCCGCATATCCTCGAGCGCATGAAGAAGATCAAGGCAGGCACGATCATGGATGTGAATGGCAATCCCATCACAGGAGCCCCACGGCTGTATATATTCAATACGTTGTACCGGTTCCGGACAGAGATTGAATCATACTGCAAGAAGCCAGGCCGTGATGAACCAGAAGACGGCAACGATCATTTGATGACAGCCATGAAATATTTGATGTTACAGAACCCACGGTACGATGGTGAGGCTTCGGGAAGCCAACTCGCACTTGGAGCAGGAGCGGAGTCCGGGAACGAATATACGGGATATATTCGCAATGGAAGAGTAATATAATATGTCTCATTTAAGCTATTGACACACTTATGAGACACATGATACATTCGGGGGTAATGAAATGAATAGTAAACATTCTGCATGGGTAGGCACAAAATGTAATGTGCATATAAAGAGGCTTGATGGTCATTGGCTTTATTGCCGAAGGTGCGAAACGCCTGAACCAGAAGGACTTATACTACCTGAATGGACTCGTGACTATTCTCTTTGGTTCGAAGTTTTGGCTATCGGTACAGAGGTTGGCCGCGAAAGACGCTGGCCTTTTAAATTGCTCAAAGAGCGTAAAGTTTCAAGATGCATGTGCGATTGCTACAGGGTTGACGATATAATTTTATTGCCAGACGACCATCCTTGGGGCATCAAACTATCTCCTTACGCTGAAGATGAGCGGTTTATTGATGAAGCTGTACCTGAATGCGTTGTAGCTTTAGGAGAACGAGATGGCGGCACCAGTTGATCTTCCTGAGAAACCCGAAAAGGCAGCACCCCCCGAAAAAGATATAGACCCTTCTCTCAAAGTAGCCAACTGGGCTGATAACGAAGAGACCGTCAAGAAGGTACTGGAGCGTGCCAAGACCTACTTTACGAAGTTTGATTCACAGTCGAACCGTGACAAGATGGAAGAAGACCTGAAACATTCGGATCAGATGTTCCGGATGGCAAAAGGCCAGACTAAGCAGGACGAGAACAAGACACGCGATGCTATTGATACCGTTCCTGATGCATTCTTCAGAGCTCTCAGAGCTGTCACGGCGAATGATAATGAGACACTTTATGCTCAAGACGAGATAGGAGCTTCCTATAAGCCTCTTGATACGATAGATGGCGACAGCCGGGACGATGCTATGTACCGGGCCAATCTTCAGAAGGTCTTGCTTGAGTACTCATTCGAGATAGATAACCGTAAAGCAGCGCTCCAAGACTTCCAGTGGTATGTCAACAAGAACTGTAACGGCATGGTCGGTATGGAATGGCTCTATGATGAGAAGATAGACCGTTACCGCAAGCCTATTTATGACAAAGAAGGCAAGCCGAATGGCAGTAAATGGGTTACAGAGAAGGTAATCAGGCAGCATCCTCACTTTACCACCTACGGAATAGACAATGTTTGGCTGGATGCAATGATAAAGGATATCCAGAAACAGCAATGTATTTTGATGCGGTCCTACCCGGTCCTGACAGATCTGCTTTCGAAGCAGAAGTCTGGCGCCTACAAGAATATCAGCAAGCTTACCAACGATCAGCTATTTAAGACCGAACAGCCATCCAACGTACAGCAGGACGTACATGATAATGCTGATACAGGCGGTAGCTCTGATGTGCCTACTGGTGAGTTTGACCAGTGGGATGTAGTGATGTTTGCTCCTATTGACACAGATGGCAAGTGGGATGACACTATTTTCCCAAGGCGTATCATGGCTACGTTCGAAGGCCATATCTCCCAGAGCAACCCCGTATGCGTCAAGCTCAACCCCAACGCCTATGATCCTGATGATAATGGCGAAATCCCCTATTTCTGGCAGTCTTCGCATTGGGATGAGGAAAACAAGGGCGCATACAGCCTTGGATTCGTTCATCTGTTGTGGCCGGCCTATCAAGAATACAAGACCACACTGGATCAGTGGTTTGATAACAAGAATCTGCAGCTGAACGCCAACTGGATAACCGAGCGCGGAGCTATCCATACATCTGATAAGACATTCGGGCCAAGACGCCTGATGGAAATGCAGATGGGCATGATTGATAAGCTCAAGCGTATCGAAGTCCCCTCTGTTACTGGCGATATGCAGGCGTTCATAGCCTATATAGAAGCACGTATTAAGGAGACAGCCGGCACCACAGACCCGTTCCTTGGTCAGCCTATGGGCTCACGAACCAGCGCCTCAGAAGCTCGACAGGCATTTGAACAGTCTATGAAGCCATCCAATGACCGTCTACGCATGATGTCCCGCCTACTCGAGTGGATAGCACTTTGGGATATGCGGATGTGGCGTATGTTTGCAGATCCGAAGCTTACATTCTCGTTGGTCAACCAGGGCAGCTTGGAAGAGATCAAGCCAGCTGAGATATGGGGACCGCTACGGGTCAAGGTCACAGCTATTGACGATTACAAGACAAACGTAATGGTGCAGCGTGAGCAGGATGCATTCATACGCGATACCTTCCCGGCAGTCAAAGACACTATGGGCAAGCGTAACGCCAACAACCTTCTGCGCTGGATCTACCGTGCAAGGGACTTCCCTGTTGACGAGATATTTGAGACAGAGAAAGAGGGCGATGCAGCTCATATTGCTACTTCAGAGAATCGGGCATTCCAGAACGGTATATGGGATCAGCCTAAACCTGATCAGAACCACGAAGTACACATGGCAATCCACGGCAATGCTCGTAACCTTTTCAAGATGATGCCTGATGGCGATATAGCAGAAGATGCTATGAACCTGATTAACGCACATATTGAGATTCATAAGCAGATGCAGGAAGCAGAGTTCGCCTCAGCCACACAGGCAGGCGCACCACAGCTTCCTGGAGGGGTAGGAACAGGACAAGAAGGGGCGGCACCGCCCCGTACAATAGGTGAGGGCGATGGCGATATAATAGCAGGGGAAGCGGGATCAATCCAATGAGCAAACTAGATGAAGTGGTATACGCTCCGAACATCTGTGGCACAGTCACAGAGATGACGAAGCGCGAGTTACTGGAACTGAAGGCTATAACTACAAAGCCGGGGTTCAAGATACTGGGAAGAATATTGAAGCAAGGCCAGGCTGATTTGGTACGGCTTGGGATGGCGACAGATATTTGCGTTGAGATGCGGAACCAGTACGTAGGTGCTTACTGGCAGTCTATTGGCCTTCAGGAAGACCTTGAAAGCGACATTGACGACGCAATAGAACGTATCGACAAGGATGCCGAAACAGAAGTACCAGCATAGGAGTTCAATATGGCTAAGAAAAAACGTAGTAAGGTAGAGAAGATTGTTAGGGCTGCGGTAATCGGACCGGGCGTTCCTCTTGCAAAGAGAGTTATTCCAAAAACAGCTAGTATAGCTAAGAAGACATTTGGTTCTTTGCTTTTGGCTAGTCCTCAAAAAGTACATGCAGAAATGAAGCGGCGTCATCCTGGCCCTGCTAAAAAATCTTTGCTTTTAGAGAGTGGCCCCAAAGTTGTGAAAGAAATGAAAAGGCGCCGCAAGCGTTGAATGCCTTGACATGTCTCATTAACTAATGAGACACTTGAGACACATGAGACACATGGAGAGACAAATGACCGGGCTAGAACTTTTAGAACAAGATGCAAAAGACATTGGCTTGATTAAGAGCAAGACTGAACATGCCTTCTGGGGAACACCAGATACGCAGCCAGAGCTTGAGCTTAAAGGCTATAAGGCAGTATTGAAGAACCGAAAGCCCATAGATTGTGGCGAGAACCGGTTGTTCAAGATCAAGCGATCAAAGATGCCAGTCAGCTAATTTACGTAGGTTAGAGCGATACCCTGTCATGGTGTCAGGCCCGCAATAGCCAGCATAGAGTTAGATGAGGGGAAAACAATGGCGACTAAGGTAAAGAGAGTAACAGGAAAATCCGTAAAGCCAAGGACGGCAATAACAATTAGAAAATTGAACCAATCTTTGGCTAGACTAAACCGCGAGATAGAATTGACGAAACAGGCTGTAAAGAAGTCCAAGCTGCAATCAGCCAAGAGGCCCAAATAGCCAGAATAGAACAAGATGTAGAATTTACGTTGATTAGAGCGATACCCTGGCATGGTGTCAGGCCCGTAAAGATCATAAGCAGGAGGCCAGCAATGGCAATAGACCCCATCACCGGAGTAGAGATACCAGACGGCAACACGCCGCCTGCCCTTGATACCGAAGGCAAAGGTACACCCCCCGCCGGTGGCGATACGGGTGACAAATTCAAGTTCGCAGGACGCGAATTTGATGACTCGAGCATGGCAGAAAAGTCATACACGGAAATGCAGAGTCGTGCGACTAAAGCTGAACAGGAAAATGCAGCGATGCTGAAACGGATCGAGCAGGCAGAGAATCCTCTGCTTCAGAAGCTCGTAGAAGCAACGGCAGCGAAGACAGCAACTCCCGAACAGACAGAAGCAGAGAAGCAGCAGGCCCGTGATAATGTACTGAGAGACTTGGACGAAAGAGGCAACGAAGCTGTTATCGACCTTATGGCCGGTATGGCAAACGATGTCGAAGCGAACATAGACTCGAAGTACAGGGCTGAGTTGGAGAAACGGGATGCGGAGATAGCCGAACTGAAAGGCGGCTTCACTGACTACCGGGATACCAACAGCGAGATATACAAGGAAAATAAGGATCGTATTGATAAACTTCAAGCGGAAGGTTTCACTAGGGCACAGGCTTTGACAGCAGTTAAGGTCTTACCTAGTACAGCGCCGGCAATGCCAGCACCAGCTGGTACGGGCGGTAGCGGTACAGGAGGTCACGGTACAGAAGGTGGCAGTGGGTGGAGCAATGAAGATATGGCGAAGTTCAGGCAGATGGTGCCTAATGCAACGCCAGCAGAAATTGAAGATTTCAAAAGATCCGGAAGGAAGGCAAGTTAAATGGCATTTCCAAAAACACCTTGTGAGTTTTGTGGCGAAGAAGTGACCACACACGTAGCAGGCAGAAAGGCACACCAAGTGGCGTGCCAAATGAAGAACGCGAATACTACATCTGGCGATGCTCCAACCATAACGCCGATGGCAACTACGCCACCGACAACCGTTGAAGCACCTAAGAAGGATGCAATGAAGTTTGAGAAAGTCTCAGACAATCCGCAGATTCAGGCTGATTACGAACGGGCTATGAAAGCCAAGGTTTCACGCAGAGCCGCAGCCCCTGATATTATAGCAAACCCTGTGCCGCAAACGGATGCGCTCACGGAAATAGAGAATCACCTGATAAAAGAAGGTATTATTCCTCCAAACGTACATCGTTTTTGGGGTGATAAGATAAAACACAGCCAGTATATTGGCAGTGGTTATGTTCCTGCTATTGAAGGCGGGGAATTAACAGACCACGGCGATGTTCGGTTGTACTTCATTGATGAGGTAATTCACTATGCGGAAGAGAAACGTGCTGGACTTGAATCACGTATGCGAATTGAAGATCTCAAGAAGGAGTCTGACGACACCTTGGCTAAGGACGGAGAATCGTTGAGTGAAGACAGTATGAAGATCAAACGCAGTGATGCGAAGATGGCCGCAACAGTCGCAAGAGAGCGACATGAAGCGGAAATGCTGGCACAGATGTAATTGAACATCTGATGCAAAGGAGAGTCTAAAATGACTCAGCAGACATTAGTCAACCCGAGGCGTAGATATAACGCAGCTGGTCCGGACGTTATGGCAACACGCCGCGTTCAGATCGACGGCGCAGCTACGTTCCAGGCTGGCCAGTTTCTTAGGCATGACAGTGATGGATTGGTTTATACAGAGGCAAGTAACTCTGTTGACTTCCAGTACTTCGCGCTTGAGAACGTGGCAACAGCTATTGGGAACGACACTACCCGGAAGATCGTAGGCGTTATTAACGCTAACGATATCTTCGAAATTAACGCATTCAGCGCTTCAGTCGCCACCGCAGTTTTTGCGGAGACCGATATTGGTAAGCGTTATGCACTCTATGTTGCGAGCAATATTTGCTCGTGCGACGTTGATGACCCTGACAACGACTGCTTCATCGTGGTCGAACCCTCTTGGGTTGAGTCGCCGTACATCGACGATTCGGCTGACACGTATGCCCGTGGCTACGTGAAGGTACTGGATTCAGTTATTAACGTACAGTCAAGCTAAAGGAGCTGAACAATGGCAGCAACACAGCTATTCATGGGCCAGACGGGCCTCATTCAGCATCCTCAGTATCCTAATCTGTATGATAAGACACAGGATACGTACAACAGGCGTGCTGATAACGTACCAATTCAGGGAGCTCAGTTCTTCCAGGAAGAGACAGCCGAGACGCTGGAACATAAGATTGCTACCTATGGTAGTGTTCTTAAGTCCCTTCGCCGGGTTGATGATTCCGACAGACTCCCCTTCGAGCAGCCGGCAGACGGTTATTCGAAGACACTCGACATACGTACATTCCGTATGGGAACCCGCTTCACTCAGACGATTGAGAAGATTGATCGTTCTGGGCAGATTCGCCGCATGGCGATGCAGGGGCTCCCGGACAGTCTGGCACGTACGCTGGAATACGCATACGCAGATGTATTCAACAACGGAACGACCACGGCAGGAGCTGATGGCTCTTTCCTGTTCGCTAACGATCACTACCATGAAGACCCGAGTGCGGGAACATGGAGTAATGTTGAAACTGCAGCGGCACTTACGTCAACGACCTACAACACCATGCGGGTCAACATGCGTAAGCGCAAAAACGAGAAGGGCATGATTGCCCCTATCACTCTCAAGAAACTGATCGTGTCTCCGGACAACGAGCAGAAGGCTCTTGAGATCCGTGGTTCATCCCAGACGCCTGAGACATCGACGAATGCCAAGAACGTATGGGAAAACCGCTTCGATGTAATCGTTTACGATTACCTGACGAGCACGACTGGCTGGTATGGCTGGGGCGATCTAATGGAAGACATGTGGGGTCTGCACGTTGCATTCCTTACCCGTCCCCAGGTTGTATCCCTTGGTTATCCGAGTCCTGAGTACAAGCGTATCGTCGCAGGCTGGGAAGCCTACGTGCAGTTCGCAGTAGCAGGATCACAGGCCAAGAACGTTCACAGAAACAGCGGAGCTTAATCCACAAGAACACATCGTTGAGGGAGGGGTTGGAAACAGCCCTTCCCTTAACTTAAAAGAAGGAAGAAACAAATGGCGAAGGCTGAAAATAAAGCTACCAGCGAGCCGGCAGAGCCGAAAGCTGAGAAGAAACAGAATAGCGGGCTAGAGAAGCGCGTTACTCGCCTTGAAGCAGTAGTACGTATATTGGAGAAGCAGATGGGTATTGACCTGAATCGTGATGGCGCAATAGGTGGGTTCGTTCGTAACGGCCTGGCAATCGCAGTCGGACTGATGGTAATGGTCACGTTCGTTTCGAGTCTCTGTTACGGCGTACTGGCTAAAAAGGGTGCAGGCGAAAACCCTGATCGTATCTACGTTGAAACAATGGCAGTAGAGTACAACGGCGATATCATTACCGAAGGCAGCATCACATCTGCTGGCATGTCGGTTAATGCACAGGCTAGTGTTGCGGTGATCGAAGGATCAACGAATACGATTGCAGCTGGTCTTAATGTGTTTACATCGAGTGGTTCTGCTACTGCGATAACAAACACGATTGTACTTGCGCGTCCTACCGGTACTGGTGTAACGGTTGCGTATATACAGAACAGCATTGATGCTACGAACCTGTTGGCTATTGCAGCCTCTGGCTCGTGGAATTCTTCGGCAGTCGAACTAGACGCTGGTGAACAGGCTATCCTGTATTCCAACCCGAACGGTGACGGCCCTACCACGAATGCGTGGCTTGGCGCGGAACTCTAATTTAGGGATGTGGGGGTCTTCGGACCCCCCTGCCCTTTAAGGAGCAAACGATGCGTAATCTACTTCTCACATTCGTAGTGTGTCTAGTTGCTGGTCTGGTCTACGCTGGAGCTGACGGTATTCCGTTAGTCATTGAAGTATCAGAAGACACAACGAACACTACCTACACCACTGAGCCTATTGACGGTTACATCGTAGGGCTCACATTCAGTGCTGACGAAGCAGTTGTCACTGGTAATGTATCTCTCGTATGTCTCACGAACGTCAACTGTGATACGGAACAGACGATCTATTCGAACGGTGCATTTGTTTCATCGGCTCCTATCTATCCTCGCGTACCTGTTCACGATACTTCGGGTGTACAGCTTGGTTCGGCCACAAACGGCTTTGAGCCTATGTTGCTTGTCCGGACTCGTGTTGAGCTTCGTGGTCACAGTGCTACTGATTCGAATAAGACTGTCAAAGCGTTCCTGCAACTTTGGGACGACTAGGGGGCTGCGATGGCACTCAACCTTGGTAAGATTTGGGCAACCAAACTGTATGAATACAACATGCAGGCCAGCTCTGATCGTTTTAAGCATGACTTCATCCGGGCAACGAATAATGCGTTAAACATCTATTCGATTGATACGAACCTCTCTGCAGCTATTGCACATGTAACAGCGACTGACGATACTGTTGCGATAGACGCCGATCATGGCTTTGTGCTTGAAGCAGGTATCGACAGATACTTGACTCAGTACGGGCACAAGACAGGCGATCAGGACTTGGACACGGTAAAGGCTGAATTCGCCAGTGCGCTCAGACGCGCCTTGCTGGATAGAGACCAGAAAGCGGCGGCGGCAGCTACAGATTCCGAAGTCATAGCATCATTCGACGAAGACTAACAGGAGGCGGTTATGGCTGGATCCGATATGCGCTGGTTGCCAATCGCCTCTGTCTTCCCTGCTGGGTTGGACACTGAAACGGCTGTGCAGCAACTACAAGATGGCTTTACTCCTGATGGGTACGGCTTCGATATAGAGTACCCTGGCCGACTGGTAGCCAATACGGCACAGCTCGGTACAGGCGATGCTTACACGGCCAAACAGAACACGATATCAGGCGATGACTGGACTTGGTTCTTTCGTAGGAACTGGCGCATTGATGGCACAACCCTACTGTACGGGTCTCCTGAATATGATGATGTCATCTTTCCTCAAGACCTTGACGGTATAGCTTTCGATGAGACAGCCGATAGCCTATTAGCATTCTTCCCTGCTGGGACTACTGATATGTATGTAGCCAGCGCCGGTGGTGGATACTGGATTCCTAATGCTTTATCATTTGATGGCGACTACCGCCATATCAAGGTAGAAGAACAGATGTTCGCTACAGCGGCGAATCGGGCTACGCCTTTGGACCAAGTAGCCTACACATCCAATACCAACGGATTGTACTCATGGGCTGGTGGAGCGGTCACAGAGGTTTCAGTGAACGTCCGTACAGCACTCAGTACGTTCGCAAACAAGGTATTACGTATAGGTAGGGATAAGCGCAGGGTCATAGGTTCTAACCCCAGCACGGATGTCGTGAACTTCGTATACGCACTCCAGAAGAAGAAGCTGTTTAAGTACCTTGAAGACAATACAGCTTTCCGCTATACAACTCGGACTCTGACTGATTCTAACCAGCGTCCGTTCCCTGTACGCCAGGTAGCATTCGAATTCGACAATACGACTGCTGCACGAGGCGAGATAGTATTTGATGTGAAGTTGGATACCGGAGACTTCGGTAACGAGCACACAGCAGTTATAGACAATTTCGAAGAAAACTATAACCGTATTACGATTGATCTCGAGACCACACCACAGAGCCACGAGTTCGCTTTGCGGATAACTGATTTGAGTTCACACATCCATGTCAGGAAGATATGGGTGCTCACAAATATGACCACAGACGAAGACAGCCCCAGTCAGTAGGTAACTTATGGCAAGCAAACTTAGAACCACGATACCGGAGAGCGAAGCCAGATTCGTTCGGTCTGATGCTGACGAGGCTGTTACACATGCCACTTCTGATGCCAACTCCCGCACAATGTGGCGTGAATGGACTCAGATCAAAGCATCTGTCGCTAAGTCTCTGAGCAATACCTTGATGGGGGTCGCACAGATTACGGGCCCTACAGTAGACGGTGAGACCTATACAGGCGTTTACTCGAACGCTGATGTGATCGTTATAGAGAACAACCGCAGATGGGTGACTATTCGCCAGAAGCTGATAAGGCTGACTACGGTTGCAGGCGCCACAAGTGTTATCGCGGCGGCTACACTTCCCCAGCCAGTTAACAGTCAGCGCG